ACATTTGTTAATTCTGCTAATTGCGTTCCATCCATTTTTAAGATTTGCGCCGTGCCGTTGTAAACTGCCATATTATTTTATTTTAAAGTTAATTAATCTGTTATTGTGTAAGTTCCGCTAAAAGAAACGGTATAAGATACCACATCTTCCATAGGAGCGTTTACTTCTATACTATCAATATATGTTAATCCTGTATAATAACCTTGTGGTATTACTGGATTTGATATTAGTATGTTAATAGGTGTTCTTGAATCGTAAGCTGCAAACAAAGTTGTTATTCCTAAATCCGTTGCACCTTCATCAAAATTTACTAAAGCATCAGCCGTAAAAGCAAAATCTCTTAAGCCTGGTAATGATACCGAATAACCGCCTGATTGCTTGCAAGTAGCATCTATCATAGCATCGTTTAATGTAATAGTTACATTTGTTTGACACATCAAAGGGAAATTTGAATCTGCATCGTAAAGTAATATATCCGAACCGTTTAAAACACTCATCCTTGTTGTAATTTAAATGTAAATCTTATTAATCTTCTTACTAAAATCCCTGTATCAACCAGTTGTTCAAGTGTATTCGTACTTTCCATTAGCGTTCTGATTACATACCAATCAGGTAATAAATCCAAATACCCATCCTGCCTTGTTCTAACCAATTCCATCACTTCGTTTGATATTCTATCTGATAGTAATTTACCACCAAAAGAGTTGTCAAATCTTGTACCCACCTCAATTAAAACGCTCACTTCTTGACCGTATGATTGTTTACTACCTTCTAATAATTCCGTTGAATTAAAAGTAGAAAGTAAAATATATGGTTCAGTCGCTGCCGCTAATACACTTGCCGAATCAAATACTGGAACTTCTTGTAGGTCTATAACGATTGCACCGCTTAACCTTTCGTAAAGTTTTTGTCTAATAAGTTCTCCGACATCTTTCATTGTACAAATTTACGATTATTTAGTAATATTCTTACGAATTTTTTTCATATCACTTAAAAAGATTTTTCTATACTTTATAAATGCTGGTATTAAATATGGTTGTGGTTGCATAGTACCTTCTCCATTAACATAATATTGATAAGCAAACTTCTCAAATCCTACTGGAATGACTTTATTTTTACCTGTACCAAATTCAACATAAGGAGCGTAAGGAGCAGCGTTACCACCAAAAGCAACAATACCTGTTAATTGATTATCTTGATAACTTGTATTGCCTGAACCTCTTAAATGACCATCTCGAATAGGTACTTCATTCAAAGCCTCTGCAAATATTTGGTCAGTATTCCTAACCACCGAAGATTTAACTTGTAATTCAGCTTCTTTAGAAAGTCTTTTAAACCTTGCCGTAACAACTTTAATGTTTCTTACCTTCATTATACAACAATAAACTTGTTATCTTCAGTCATTAAGTTTTCGTAGAACTCGGTAATTAAGAAGAAAGTAGGGTCAATTAATCTTCCCAAAGTAGTCATTATAACTATTTCTTTTTTTCTTTCATCCGTTACTTGGAATGCTTTAATAATGTACTCGCCACTATTATAAACAATCTTATTAATTTGAGATAAATTAGGATAGTCATCATAACGAATAGTAAACTCGTAGATATTATCTAAAGATATTTTACCATCTTCTAAATTTCTAAAGCCTTGTTTTGCTCTAATCTTTGCCCAAACTACCTTTTGGTCTACAAATGTACCAAAGTAACCACCTGTACCATCAGAGCCAGTCTGTAAAGTTTGAATTGCAATTTGATTTCTTAAATTACCTGCTCTCATTAGATACCAAATAAAGTGTTACGACAATATGGTTGTGCTTGTCTTTTAGCATCCGAACTTAATTCATATGCCTGGTCGTAAATAGAGTAATTTTCCCTATTCTCGTAGTCAGTAGACACTTGTTTTAATATGGCTAATTTTAAGCCCTTAGGACAGACTGCAAAGCCTGCTTCGTACTCTATTGTCAAACCAACGGTAGAATAAGCCTCAAGCATCTTATATTGCAATCCACGAGCAGTATATTCTAAAGCTACATCTTCATCATTCACAACCGAATCAATAAAGGTAACTGGACCATAAGGAATCTCCTGTGGAATGTGAAAGTAAAACCAATAAGCCCTTAAGGTTTTTTCTCCTAAAGATAGTCCTGTAAACTTCTCTATTCGCTCCCTTGCTGAAGTTATTAGTTCTTCTATTAAGTCATTCTCCGATTCCGAAGATATTCTCATATAGTCTTTAGCCTCTTGTAAGGTAACTGGCTCGGTTGTTAAATCGGTTACAATTTCTACTTGAAATTCACTATTTATCATCTTCTTTTATAGGTTCTTGAATGTCTAAAACTCTTTTAAGTTCTAATAAAGCATCAGCTACTAATTTTGCATCTCCTAAATTAAATACTCCTTTTTGTGTGGCTAAATCAAGTCCTTGACCTAATATGCCATATATTTGCTCGTTTGTCATAATTCAAAGTTACATTTTTATTCTATTTCTCCAAATTCAATATCGGGCTGGCTATCAATAAATTCAATAGCTTTTACAATATTTGATACTTCGATTAAGTTAAAGCAACCTTTTGAGATTGCAATATTTAATGCTTCTTTAACGATTAGTTTTGATGTTTTGTTGTCCATAATTAAAAGGGTAAAGGTGTGTTTACTGGGTATGTTGGAGGATTGATTAAAGAATCAATTTGTCCTTGAATACAAGCCTCTAAATTAGCTACTCCATCTACTCCTAAAACAGATTGCACCCAACCTACAACTATTTCGTTTGTTAAGTCCTCGTAAGGAATAAAAGTTTCTACATTCTCCGTTGAGAATTGTGCAAGATTAGAAAGTGATGCAGAATATTCCCCATCTACTCCTAATACTAAATAATTTGCTATCACTACATAATCAGCTTCTTGAGCGATTGTTTGTGTGTATAGACTTTCGATTGTCCAAGTGTATGTTGTCATTATGCTAATAAGATTTTTTGTGCTACTCCGTTAATTATTACATTCCAAACTTTTGATGAAGCGTTTACTTCTGTTGCTACTGCACCTGCGTTATATGAAGAACTACCAACTACAAATTGGTTATTTGCTGTGGCTGTTGCGGCACGACCAATTATTATAGAACTTGAAAAGTTGCCAGATAGTACATCGCTACCAATAGCTGTATTACTACTTGCTGTAGTAACGTCTACAATAGTGTTATTACCAACAGCGGTATTGTGATTTCCCGTTGTACACGCTGAAAGATTTAACCTACCTAATGCTGTATTAAATAGACCTGTAGTATTAGCTTTTAACGATTGATAACCTATTGCAGTAATATCTCCACTTGTATTTGTTAATCCTGCTTCAAAACCAACTGCGGTGTTATTACTTGCAGTATTGTTAAGCAAAGCAGCAGCACCTAAAGCGGTATTGTTTGAACCAATAGAATTAAAATTTAAAGATTGATAACCAAGAGCAGTATTGTTTGAACCAGTTGTATTTGTAAATAAAGCTGACCTACCAATAGCAGTATTTTGCGACCCATTATTTGCTGACAAAGAACTTACACCAACTGATGTGTTTTGAGAACCTGTTGTGTTTACAGTTAAAGCATTTACACCTACCGCAGTATTGGTTGCACCTGTTGTATTTGCGTTTAAAGTACCACTACCAAGAGCAGTATTTGTTGCAATATTTCCTGCACCTCTACCTACTTTTACTCCGTTGATTGTTGCATCACCAACTGTTGATAATTGACCAACTGAATCCAAAACCATATTATTGGTAAATGTTATTGCATTACCCGCAGTCCCAGCAGCAGCATAAGCCCAAGCGTGCTGACCATTAATTTGTCTATAAAAAGAAGATTGCTGACCCGTTACTGCATATAAAGCATTTCCACTTGCATCAAAAGTTGTATTATGATAAAAATTACTATTATTAGTATTATTAGTGCTTAATGCAGCACCTGCACCAAATTGAATATATCTAAATCCTGTTGCAGTTGATGGTGTAACTCCAACCCCAAGATTCCCTGCTAATGTAGTAGTAGTTGTTGAACTATTACCAATAAAAGTTCTATTACTATCTGTTGCACTTGTTCCATTAACTTGATAACCAATAAAAATATTGTTTGCTCCACTTGTGTTTGTGTTACCTGCTTCAAAACCTATTGCGGTATTATTTCCTGCGGTGTTTGCTTCCAATGCAGATTTTCCAATTGCAGTATTAAACGAGCCCACACTATTTAATCGTAAAGCTAATGCGCCAACGCCAGTATTGTTTGTTCCAGTAGTGAGAGTTCTTAAAGTGTGTTTACCAACCGCAGTATTTAAATTTCCAGTTGAAAAAATTAATGCTTCGTGACCAAAAGCAGAATTACTACTACCTGTTAAATTTGCATTTAATGCTAAAAGACCAAAAGCTGCGTTGTCTGAGCCTGTAGTGTTAGAAACTAAAGCATCTTGACCAAAA